TCTGCGTCTACTGTAGCGAGGAAAGGGATCGGACCTGGCGATTTTTCAGACACAGAACGTACATTATTCCAATGACCCCCAACTCCACCGCCCATAACACTGAGCCACCGTAATTCGGATGAGTGTTCAATGAGTCCTTCCACTGTATCTGGTACATATGCGAGGAAGCACGAGATGGGCATCCCGGAGGATTTACCGGTTTCAGGATGCGGGGCATTCGAAAGCACAGGCGATGAGAACATAAACCACTTTTGGGAGACTGCGTTATATAATCGTTGCGCCAAGTCATAATCTGTTTTACTCTTAAAAGTAGACCAAGCAATACTTGCTCTAGCAAATAATTCTTGAGGGGATTTTTCTCCATCAATTGAATAAAAATCCATTAGCATTCCACGAGCATAATCGGTTAGTAACTCATCGCGCTCGGGTACAATAGTTATACCAAAATATTCCATAAATTTACTCTGTATAAAAAGCCCCGTTAAGAACGAGGCGTTAAATTTGCGTTATCTTTATGGCGCTGAACTAACGGTTATCTTTGTGTACTTGCCAAGCAAAATTGCCTACTAAGTACATAGCTACACCTAAACACATATGCGCAAACATAGTTAAAATTTCAGGGTTAATACATTCCATTATATATCTCCATTTTCTAAAATTTTAGAATCCTCATAAGGAACAATTCTTCGTCTATACAATTCAAGTTTAGCTCCCTCTAAAGCGCCTAACACATCATTAAACGCTTGATAATTAGCTTCATTACCATTACCTTGATGTTTTTTAGCGTCTAAGAAACGTTTACACAATTTACTAATTAAGTAATTAAGCTCACCTGGAGTTTTAATATCTGCTTTGTGAAATTCTGCAGTTAAAGGTCTAAGATAACCTCTATCTTCTGGTTTAATATAAGGCATTGGTTTAATTATTTCCTTTTACATAAATCGAACATCATCTGCTAATCCAAAAACTTTTCTTTTAAATTCAGAAAAAGCATCTACTTGCTTAAACTCATTAAGCATAATTTCAAGTAAAGCTTTACCTTCTTCACATTTATTGTAGTCTTCACAATAAATAACACTAGTAATACCTGCCTGAATAATAGCTTTAGCACATTCAATGCAAGGTACAGTAGTGCTATAAAGTGTAGAGTTTTTAGTGCTTACACCATGTTCTGCAGCTTTAGTAATTGCATTAATCTCAGCATGTACTACATGAGAATAAGTTTTACCGTTTTCGTCTTTACAATCATTACTAGGGTAATTTGTAGGAGTACCGTTAAAACCATAAGCTAAAATTTGATTACCTTTAACTAACAAAGCACCTACTTGCCTATGAGGATCTAGCGATTGTCTTGCGGCTACATAAGCCATTTCTAAATACATTTGTTGCGTTGCATACTTATTCATTAGGCTTCCCAAAGTTTTTCCAAAGCTTTTCATCATCATCTTGACTAAAATTTAGTTTAAGATTTTCTGCTTTTTCTTTTTCACGCCTTGCCATATCTAACTCAGGTACTAAATATTCAAAAACACGATCAACTGCACTAAAACGAGCTTCACACAATTTTGCTAAACCTAAAAGAGCAAGAGCATAATAATCTGCAACTTCTGCAGAAACTTTAGGATTTTCGTCCATATCTTCAGCTAACGCTTCTAAATCATTAATTACAAGAGAAGCATTCATAATTTTATTTTCTAAATCAAATCTATCCATGCATATACCTCATAATAAGCATATAACTAATTCCTGAAAAAATTAAAACATATACAAATAATCCAGTAAACTCTAAAAATTGATTAATATTTTTCATTTAAATTTCCACATCTAAAGGATCAAAAGAATCTAATTCTGTTGTTTCTTCTTCACCACCATAAGCTAATCTGCCTGTTTCATAATTATAAACAGCAGTTCCACAACTTCCAGTTAAACCTGTAAATCTTGATTTTAAAACACTCATTTTAATAGTATTTTTATCTTTTTCAGTTTGTCCATTTAAATCACGAGAAAAAGCTAAAATATCAAAACTAATTTGTTTAATAGAACCTGAACCTCTAATATCATCTAAGCTAGCCATTTGACCATCTTCAAATGATTTACCTACTTTATCCATTTTACGTAAATGAGAAACTAAACCAATCCATACATCATGTCTTTTAACTAATGATAATAGATCATTCATTACTTTATCAACAGCTTCATTGCCCGTTAATCCTTCAGATCCTTCTGAAACCAAGATTGTGATGTGGTCCAAGAAGAGATACTTAGCACCCATAACACACATAGACTCAAGAGTGTCAATAATAGAACCGTCTTTGATGCTACCATGATGATCCAAAACAATAACCCTGCCATCACCAAAGATGGAATCAAAGCCTGGGCGAAGATCAGCAAGAGGAATTTCATCTTTAGCTGGGTTTTTGTTGAGTACCATACCCGATAACTTCCTAGCGACTTCCGAGGGTGATTCTTCCAAAGAGACAAGACCAATTTTTTCATTTGTAGTTTCCAATAAATGTAACATTATTTCACGTAGTAAAGTAGATTTACCGGAACCAGTACCGCTAGTCCATAAAGTAATTTCTCCTGTACGCATTCCTTTTAATTTTTCATTAATGCCTGCAAGACAAGGTGGATAAGGTACACTTTTTTTATTAGAGTATTCTACCATTTCTTCCCAGATTTTTTCAGGATCTGCAATAATTCCAGCTGGTGAATATTGTTTAGCATTCCATACGCATTGCATAGTTGCTTCTTCACCTTGTTTAATTAAAGTATCATTAGCATCTTTTTCTAAAGATTTAACAACTTTTACTTTATCAAAGCCAATAATCTTAGCTGCTTCTCTTAAAGCATTATCACCTTTTTCATCATTATCTAACCATAATATAACTTCTTTAAAAGATCTTAACCATTTACGATTTGTTTTTAGAGGAGCAAGCATGGAAGCAGAAGGTAAAGAAACTACTGGATATATTTTTTTATATTTAACAAAAGCAGCATGAGCTACAGCCATAGCATCAAGTTCACCCTCAGTAACAATTACTTTATTACCACCGGGTGCAAAGGTTGATTGACCAAATAACTCACAATCGCTTTGAGAGAAACTACCTACGATACTAAATTGTTTAGGTAATAATCTCTTTTTATAAGCAACTACTTCACCTTCTACTGTGTAAGGATAGTATTGAGCAGTCACTGTACCATCATTATCTGTTTCAGAGCGAACTCCAAAATGTTCCATAATAGGCTTAGATATTTTACGATCTGGCATAGATCTAATACCTAAGTGCATTACCTCATTAATATTAATTTGAGGTACAAATTCTGTCACTGTATTTCTCTCTTCAATTTCAAAATCAATAGCATTAATATTTTTAACTGCTTTTTCACAAGAAAAACAGTAACCAGAATCGTCTTCATATATTTGAAACGCATCAGAACTTGTACAATTAGGACAAGATTGATGACGAGTGACAATCCTTCCCATTAGTGTTTTGTTTCCTCTTTATTCATTAATTCAGTTGTAATAATGATATTTGCAATATCTATTTCAGAATAAACTTTTCTATGTTCTTTTGGAGTTAAATAATGTGTTAAAACTAAAAACCAAAAGTATAAAGCAAAACCTAAACCAATATACGAAAGGGGAGTTGCTGTTCCATTATCATGCCCTATCCATGCATTTAATGGTAAATAAATATTTAAACAGACTAACAAAAAAGTTATTAATTGAGTCATTTTATTTTTTATACCTCTTAAAAGTTATATCTAAATACTCTTTTCCTTTTTTTACAATTTCTTTTTCAGCAGTAATTTTATAGACATATCTATCATTAAAGCCATAAAGATTTTGCCAAGTATCTAAGACAGGCTTACAAACGTTATCTACATCTGCTAATCGAGAAGAAAAACCAGCATTAATATTTACTTCTAATTGTTCTGTATCATTAAAAGGCCATATCTTATGGCTATCAGGGGTGTTATACGCAATATCTTCTCTCCATTGCCTATACTCTTTTGTGATTTGTTTTGCTTTATACCACAAACGATTAGCAGATATGGGTTTTATATTGTATTTATAGTTCCACTCTTTCTTTTTCATTAGTTATTGTGCTTATTATTTTCAAGTGTTTTTAATTCTAATTCTAGGCCAATTATCTTAGCGTGTAACTCCCTCGCCTTATCCCACTTCTTCTTGCACTGAGCTTTCAGTAGCTTTAGATACACCTTCTTTATTTTCTCTTTCATCTAACCATGCCTCCATAACTTTTTCTGGTGTTACCCCTGTGATGCCTGCCACAAGGCACCAGATAATACCCTGTTGACACATAACCTCATGCTCTTGGTCTGTCATGTCAAATTGGTAAGTGGCAGAGCCATCCTCATGTTCTTTGAGTTCTATTACGTTCATGTGTTTTCTTTTTCCTCAAAGTCATACGGGATTACATACCCTGCCGCACGTAGGAAGTTGTGGAATTCACAGACTGCCTCCTCCCATGAGACATCACCGCCCAGTGTCATGGTCACGCTCTCCACTGGAGGATCATCAAGTGCCCCAAAGGGGGTGTTGATTACATTCGGCGTGTACTCAAACTTAATCATGTCTCACTCCTGCGGGTCACTGCCCGGATAATAGTATTGATCAGCCATGAAATCTGCGGCAGTGGTGAACTTCAAGTCGTTCATCCCTCTATCTCCAGATTCCACACGACGATGTTCTTTCTTCTTAAAAACTTTACTGTCCTTCCTTAGAGTAGCTTCAGGAAAATCTTCTTCATATATTACGCCACACATTATTTTATTTAAAAACCTCATTTGCTTTTGAAATTACTTCTTTTTTTCGAGTTTTTTCTTCATTATATACATGAGTAGCAATAGCTTCTAATTCATTACGCATAGCTTCAATTGCATCATCAGGTACTGGAATCTCAATACAATTATTTCCATTATCATCATATTCTACAAAAAATACGCCACTAATACGTTTAATATCCATTAATTTATTCCTTTCGGTAATTCCCAATTATCATCTATTGTGCGTTTAATATGAATCAATTGACCACAAGTTAAAAGCCTTTCATACCAGTCATCAGGGTGATACTCTTGCCACTTTTTAATTACAAAATCTAATCTATTTTCAGGAGCAACTTCTGATAACCATGTTTCTACTTTTTTAGGACCTACCCTATAAAGACCTTTAATGTTATCAGCATTGTCACCCATAAGCAATTGTTTATGAAACCACAAGTCTGCTTCGTCATCTGTTACATGATACAATAAGTCTTTTTTAGGATTATAATGAGGACCTGCAATCATGTTTAAATCTTTATCTTCATGAACTAATACAAAAGGTATTTCTGCTTTACGGTCTTCTTCACACCAAATTCTAGTCAAATCATCAGCTTCCATACCATCTGCTCTAACCGCATTAAACTCTTCCATTAAAGCAGAATGTGCAGCTTTTAATAAAGGTTTTTTGTTTTCATCTGGACCTTTACGATGTGCTTTATAATCAGCACTAATCTGAGTACGATAATTACCTTTACCTTTAACTGCAATTCTATAATCTGTAGCAAAAACACTATCTAACGTGGTATTAAAAAGTTCAATTGCAAAATCAGCAGCTTCTTGAGGAGTTTCTACTTCTTTAGATAAAGCCGCCCAATATACATAAGGATCACCGTCTACATTTGCTTTCATAATAGTTTACTAACTCTTTTTCTTTTGCATAAGCTTCAATCTCATGCGTTTGTTCATTGTAAGGAAGTTCGTAATTAAATTTGTCTCCCCTAAGATGTTGCATAACATGCACTAATTCGTGAGCTACCATTGTTTTAAAAGCTTCAATATCTTGAGTTAAAGATTTTACACATTCAATTTCAAACACTTCCATTCCAAGAAGTTCTTCGTAACCTAAATGGATAGTAGCCGCTTGCATACCACTACTTCCATCTAGATCACTATCATTTACTATTTCTAAATCAATTAATACATTTGGAATATTTTCTGTTTTTAAATCTTTACAAAGAAAAGGAAGAAGCTTTTCATTCATATCATTAAATAAATTTTGAATTGTTTTCATTTTACTTTACTTTTTCTGCTGTAAAAGAATTTCTAGCTAACCCTGTATATTTGCTTGCAGATCCATATTTCATATAATACTGTTCACAAGCGCTTTTTTCATTTAATGCTTTTACTTGTCCTAAATATTCACCATTACAAAAAATATTATAATAATAAAACATTATACTTCCTTTACATTCTCAGGATAAAAATACCAATAGTCACCAACTAAAGTAGCATCTACTCTAATCTTTTTTCCTATTAATAAATAAAGGTTAGCGCCTTGTTCAGCACTAACTTTATAACTAGCACAGTTTAAAGTTTCTCCACCAATCCACATTCTAAAGAAACTTTTCTTTCTAACTTTATGAGTATCAATTTGTTCTAAAACTGCTTCAATAGTTTTCATATTGTTATTACAAACAGACTTAGCAGTTAATACATAAGCATCATCATTGTTGTGTTTATTATAATAATCTTCATTATTTTTAGCGTCTACTGCTCTAAGATAACCCGTTTCAAAGGCTTTCATTTCTTCTGCATTACCAATGGCTAAAATTTCACGTTCAAAATTATCAGGTTGCTTATCATAAAGCTTTTGTAACTTGTCTGATGAAAATTTATAGCCATCATCTGGATGACCTACATGATAACCAATATACTGGCTTCCCGTACTTTTGCATGTCCATTTATAAACAAATGCATCATAACTTTTAGTCATAAAATTGCCTTTTAAGGTTTGTCTTTATGGTGCTGAACTTCTATTCTATGTAGTCTCTTTGATAACTTTTTTACTAAAATAACTCTTACATTTGGAATTCCAAACCAGGATAAAGAATCACCTTTAAAAATAGGAGGTCCTTTACCTTCCATAAAAAACGTATTGGGTTCAAAAGGGCTTAACCAAAGACTAATTTCTTTATTATTGTGTAAAAAGTTGACTTCCATTTTTTCTATCCAGCTCAATTACATAATTATACACTTCACTTACAGAGCCTACAAAATCAGTTTCTTCCTTATCTTGTGCTAATCTGTAATTCCATCTTTCTCCATCAAAGTAAATTTCCCAATTCATAGATTATCTAACCCCATGAGTTCAAACATTTCTTTTTTAGCGCGACGATTAAGAGTACCAATAGCACGTCCAGGTGTAGTGCCTGTTGCTTTCCTTTCACCTTCTTTATCTATAGCGTAAAACAATTCTTCAATATGAATACACTTTTCATAATCTTCTTTTGTATTATGGCGCCACAAACAAACCTTTGCTGGCACTTTTACATAAGCTACTTTAAGTTTCCAAAGATTAGTGTTTTCTTCTTTATCTTTATGGCTTGCTTCTTCTGATTCAAGAACTGCTGCTATTTTACCATTATTAAGTTGAATAGATGCTAAATCATTTTTTTGAACTGTTTCAAACCAATCTTTTTTAATTATAAACTTAATATCTCGATTATTACTACCATAATGCGTTGTAGCTGTTGGATTTTTAAGTTTTTCTTTTTCTAATTCACTTAAACCAATAGTAACATCCGATTCAGCACCATATTCTGCCGTAAGACTAGAACGATAATGAAAGTCACCTGTAGAACTACGTCCAACTTCATTTAAGATAGCTTGAAATTGCTTTAAAGAAATTTCAAGATTCATTGCTTGATTATCAATATCTGCGTAATCTAAAAGAACTTTTGCTGCACTCAAAGTTGAAACTTGTTTAACAAACCACTCACAAATAGAGCTACCATTTAAGCTATTTAATGAGCTTTGAATAGCATTATTCATTTTTTCTTTGTTATCATAACTAATTTGAGTAAGATCACTTCGGCCATAGTAATAACGACCTTCACTACTTGCACTATGTTTTAGTTCACAAATAACATCATACGTATTACGTTTAGAATCTATAATATTTTTACGAGTAGTTTCGATACAGTCATTAATAAGATCTTTAGCATCAAATCCAAAGTTATTACCAATCCTAATTAGATCAGCTAATCCATTATTAAATTTTGTTTCTACTTGAACTGAATCAAATTTAACCTTTTCAAACAAATTTTCATTATAATTAAAAGACATATTAAACCGCCATTACCAATTCACCAAAAGGAACATTATAATTATTACCAGTACTAACCCAAATAACATCATAATCTGGAGGAGTTTCTGGAAAATTATTCCTATTAACATACATATCTGAAAAATAAATTAATTGATCAATATCTAAATTATTTTCTTCAATATATTTAAAAACAGGACGAAAGCAAGTACCACCTCCACCTACAAATGTAAAACCATCTTCAATAGATTCTCC